CTTCAGTACGCAACAATGCCAAAAGGGGTATAGCCTTAAATGAAAAGGTGAACAATAAATGTGCTACGCAGGTAGGTAAGGTTAGAGCGCAGCAGTTAGCCAATGGTGAAGCGGTTAGCGTTGAGACTATTAAGAGGATGTATAGTTACTTGTCCAGAGCAGAGGAATACTATGAGGAGGGGGACACCACTTCTTGTGGGTACATCAGTTATCTGCTATGGGGAGGCAAGAGTGCCAAGAGATGGGCAGAGAGCAAGTTGAAAGAGATAGAGAAAAACTAACAATAACAAACACACATAGTTAACATATTATGAAAAGAATATCGCTACATAAGGTGATGGCTAAATTAGCCGAGCAACCAGAGAAGGTTGAATTGGGGTTACAACAAGACCTTGAGGCTAAACTAAAGTCTCTTGTGCCTATGTTTAATGACTTTAAGCAAGTTGCAGAAGAGCGACAAGATGCAGGTATTAAATACTCTCGCTTACAAGACCAAGAGAAAAAACTTGCAGCAACTTTGAGGTCGGATGCTAAAGTGCTTCGTAGAGCAGTTGAAGATTATAAGCAAAAGGCAAAAGAGTTAGGCGTAGATGCTGATGTAGCATTTATTGAAAAGAACTTGGTTGGGCTTGAGAAAGGTATTAGTTCAACAATGGCATTTTAAGATATGAAACAAGGCAAAACTGAAAAGGCGGTATTCGCAAAGCTCTCTACCGAGAAGGTGGAGTTGGCAGAGCAGAAAGTAGAATTGAGTGTAGCAAGTCAAATCTCAAACTATGCTGCTGACATTCGCACAGTTCAAACTAAACTTCAAGTATTAGAGGTAGCAGAGTCTAAAGCAAGTAGATTGTTTGCTATTAAAGAAGATGCTATACAACTCACTAAAGAGTTAAAATCCGTAAGAGCAGAACAAGATGAGCAGTATGTTAGTTCTTGGGTTGATGGCGTACCTCAACTACTAAACGAACTTGAGCAATCAGTAAAAGAATTAGGCATTGACCCTTCAAGCGTTGATGGTTATGATGAATTGAAAAAGGCTTACTCATCTATCAGCTCTAAATACAAGAGCATTGAAGGTGTAGGTGCAATGGTTACAAGAGAATTAGGTAGAAAGATATAATATGAAATCACAAGAAACATTAAGCAAGATTATGGAACTGCTTAACCTACAAGATGAGGTTAAGTTAGAGTCTATGAAATTAGAGAACGGCACTACTATTGAAGCCGAAGCATTTGAGCCTAACCAAGAGGTGTTCATCGTAACTGAAGAAGACGAGAAGATTGCTCTACCTATCGGTGAGTACACTTTGGAAGATGGTCGCATCCTTGTGGTAGCTGAAGAAGGTATCATTGCTGAAGTTCGTGCAGAAGAAGAAGCTCCAGAAGAAGCACCTGCAACTGAAGAAGTAGTTGAGGAAGTAGAACAAGCTGAAGAAGAGCAAGAGATGAGCTACGCTACTAAAGAAGAGTTATCTGCCGCAGTAGAAGAGATGAAGGCTATGATTGAAGAAATCAAAGCAATGATGTCTCCTAAAGAAGAAGAGATGGCTGAAGAGGTTAAGGAAGAAGTGAAGGAAGAGGAAGTAGAGATGTCTACTGACGAACCTGCTGCCAAGCCTATTAAGCACTCTCCAGACACGAAGCCTGTAGATATGCACCAATTCTCTAAAGGAGCAAAGGGAGATACTTTATCAAGAATCTTTAACAAATTAGGATAAACAACAATCAATAATTAAATAAACAGAAAGATGGCTACATCAATCACAACTACATATGCAGGAGAATTTGCAGGAAAATACATTTCTGCTGCATTGTTATCAGCCGACACTATTGAAGGTGGCGGTATTACTGTAAAACCAAATGTTAAGTACAAAGAGGTAATGAAAACTCTTTCTACTAACGCATTGGTTAAAGACGCTGCGTGTGACTTCGCTGACCAAAGCACAGTTACTCTTGCAGAGCGTGTTCTACAACCAGAAGAGTTCCAAGTAAACTTGGAATTATGTAAAAAAGATTTCCACAACGATTGGGAAGCAATTGAAATGGGTTACTCTGCATTTGATTCTTTGCCTCCTTCATTCGCTGATTTCTTAATCGGTCACATCGCTGCTAAAGTAGCACAGAAGACTGAAGAAAACATTTGGCAAGGTGCAACTGCTAACGCAGGTGAGTTTGATGGCTTTACTGCTCTATTGGCTGCTGATGCAACTGTAATTGATGTAGTAGGTACTACAGTTACTGCTGCTAATGTAATTGAAGAGTTAGGTAAAGTAGTTGATGCTATCCCAACTTCAGTTTACGGAAAAGAAGACCTTTACATCTATGTATCTCAATCTATCGCTCGTGCTTATGTTCGTGCATTAGGTGGATTTGGTGCTAACGGACTTGGTGCTAATGGTGTAAACAACGCTGGTACTACTTGGTTCAATGGTGGTGACCTCGCATTTGATGGTGTTAAATTGTTCGTATGTTCTGGTATGCCAGATAACGATATGGTAGCAGCACAGAAGTCTAACTTGTTCTTCGGTACAGGTTTGTTGGCTGACCACAACGAGGTGAAGCTAATTGATATGGCTGACCTTGATGGTTCACAAAATGTTCGTGTAGTTATGCGCTTTACTGCGGGTGTACAACACGGAATTGGTGCTGACATCGTTTACTACACATAAGAAGTAGTTTAGTTAATAATTGAAGGGGCAGGTAGGCATATGCTTGTCTGCCCTTTTTTATAAAAAAAATAAAAGAAATTATGGCTTGTGATTTAACAAAAGGTCGTGCGCTCCCTTGCCGTGAGTCTGTAGGTGGTATTAAAGCCGTTTACTTTGTAGACTTCGGTGACTTGGGTACGATTTCTCTTACTTCGGATGAGGTAACGGATATGACAGGAACATTCTCTGCTTACAAGTATGTGTTGAAAGGCACATCTTCAGTAGAGCAAACAATCAACGCTTCTCGTGAGAACGGAACAGTATTCTTTGACCAAGCGGTTAGCCTTACTTTGCCTCAATTAAGCAAGGAAGATAACAACGAGTTGAAGTTAATGGCTTACGGAAGACCTCACATCGTTGTAGAGGACTACAATGGTAACGCTTACTTGGTAGGTCGTGAACACGGAGCAGATGTAACAGGTGGTACTATCGTTAGTGGTGGTGCAATGGGTGACCTATCAGGTTACACTCTTACATTCAACGCTATGGAGCGTACTGCTGCTAACTTCATTGATGGAGCAACAGATGGTAACCCGTTTGCAGGTATGACTTCTGCAACGGATACTATTGTACTCTCGTAATAAAGTAGTATATTTGTTCTGCACTTGGTGCGGATAATAGGTGTTTTGGTTAGGGTAGTCTTCGGGCTACCCTTTCTTTTTGATAACACTTTGCCTCTCTTGTGGTTAACCTATTATGCATATTGTAACTACAACAGACAAGAAGATATATTTTGTTCCCAGAGCGTTTGATTTAAGCGTGTCGGTAGTTATTACTGATGAGGAAACAAATGTATCTGCTACGGAGTCTTTAACGGCTACGAAGGAGGCGAACTACCTCCATATAACACCTGCTTATATATTCGTAGAGGGTAGGTACTACACAATAAGAATTACAGGAACAAACGAGATATACAGAGGTAAGGTCTATTGTACTAATCAGACTAACCTTGAGAAGTTCAGTGTCAATAGTGGTGAGTTCACCTACTACGAGGATACTGATAATGATAATCAATACATTTACCGATGAGCAATATACGCATCGTAAACCTCGCATCGCATACTACCCCTGCGGTTGTAGAAGACAATCGTAAGCAATGGGTAGCCTATGGTGAGGATAACAACTACTTCCAATTTCTTATAGACAGGTACAATGGGAGTGCTACCAACAATGCCATTATAAATGGTATGACCGAGCTTATCTACGGAAAGGGTTTGTATGCTACCGATGCATCACGAAAGCCTGATGAGTACGCTATGATGAAGAGTCTCTTCTCTCGTACTTGTATGCGTAAGATAACCTTTGATTTAAAGGCTATGGGTCAAGCGGCTATGCAGGTTATCTACAACAAGGACAAGACAAAGATTGTCCAAGTAGAGCATATGCCTATTGAGACTCTCCGTATGGAGAAGATGAATGACGATGGTGAGGTTACAGGATACTACTACTCTAAAGATTGGACAAAGATTCGTAAGAAAGGTTTTGAGCCTATTAGAATACCTGCCTTTGGTTATGGAGAGAAAGGTGAGGGTTTAGAGATTTATTGTATTAAGCCTTATCGTAGTGGATTTTACTACTACTCACCTGTAGACTATCAAGGTGGTTTACCTTATGCAGAGTTGGAAGAGGAGGTAGCTAACTACCACATCAATAACATTAAGAACGGCTTATCGCCAAGTATGTTGATTAACTTCAACAATGGTGTACCTACTGAAGAGGAGCGTGAGCTTATAGAGAGACGAATCATACAGAAGTTTAGTGGTTCATCTAACTCTGGCAAGTTCATTCTTGCGTTTAACGACAACAAGGAGATGGCTGCAAGTATTGAGCCTGTCCAATTGAGTGATGCGAGTGAGCAATACCAATTCTTGGCAGACGAGAGTATGCGTAAGTTGATGGTAGCCCATAGAGTTACTTCACCTATGTTGATGGGTATTAAGGACAACACAGGATTGGGTAATAATGCTGACGAGTTGAAGACGGCAAGTTTGCTATTCCACAACACGGTTGTTAGACCTATTCAAGAGTTGATATTAGATGCTATTGATGACATCCTTGCGGTGAATGGTGCTTCATTAAATGTATTCTTCAAGACACTACAACCTTTGGAACTACAAGGGGATATGATTGAAGAGGAAAAAGAAGAATTGAGCAAAGTAGAGTTGGGGGACGATAGCCGCCCTTTTCTTGATGACGAGTTAGCCCACGAGATGTTAGATGCATTGGCTGACTTGGGTGAGGAAGAGCCAGAGGGCTATGAACTCATTGATGCAGAAGAAGTAGGAGATGAAGAGCCAGAAGACTTTGATGTTGAAAGCTATTTAAACGGGCTTGTAAGCCTTTCTGCTACTCAAGATAGCAATCAGGACACCGAACTCTACAAAGTGCGCTACAGGTACTCTAAAGGCACTTCAAAGACACCTATGGGTCAAAGCAGAACTTTCTGTAAGACTATGATGTCTAAAAAGATGTTATACCGTAAGGAAGACATTGGACAGATGAGCGCAAGAGGTGTCAATAAATCATTTGGACACAAGGGTAGAAACTACTCACTATTTAAGTACAAGGGTGGTGTAAACTGCTACCATAGATGGGAGCGTAGAATCTACAAGAAGAAGTTAAAGAAAGACGGAACTGAATGGGGTGGTAACGCTCTACAGGGGACAAAGTTTGTGAATGTAAACCAAGCGGTAAGAGAAGGATTTAAGATGCCAAAGAACCCTAAAGAGGTGGCTCAAGCTCCTATTGATATGCCGAGACAAGGTCATCACCCTAATTACGGAAAATAATGGCAAAGGTATTATTTATAAAGAGAGACGATTTAGTACGCAATAGCGTATTGTCTGGCAACATTGATTCGGACAAGTTTCTTCAATTCATAGAGATTTCTCAAGAAATCCATTTGCAGAACTATCTTGGCACAAAGCTCTACGATAAGTTACGCAATGACATTATAGGCGGTACATTGACTCCTGCTTACGAGACTTTGTTAGATGACTATATTCAGCCTATGTTGATTCATTGGGCTATGGTAGAATACCTACCTCACGCAGCTTATACTATTGGCAATGGTGGTGCTTACAAGCACACGGCAGAGAACAGTATAGCTATGGAGAAAGACGAGGTAGACTTCTTAACGAACAAGCATAGAGACATTGCTGAACACTACACTCGTAGGTTTATTGACTTTATGTCTTTCAACCAGAACACATACCCAGAATACTATACCAACAATAACGATGACATACACCCAGACAAAGATGCAGTCTTCAACGGTTGGCAACTGTAAACGATACAAGGTCAAGGAGGTTAACTTAAAGAAGCTGAAGAAGCTCGTAAATAAATTAGAGAATAATGGCAACTGACGAAAGAGGATACGGAGCAATATACGGCTCTACTTGGTGGGGTAGCGGAGATGCTTTCACCAATCAAATCGGTTGGGGGTCAGCAATGTTCTATATCCTTGACCCTGCACAATTCCAACAAAGAGCGTTAGCGGATGGTGCTACGATGGAAGCCTTTGAGTGTGTTTCTAAATCATTGAGAAGATACCCACAAGCGGATAGAGGCAGACAATTAATGGATGCTTATGACACGAGAGTGGTAGCCGCAGGAGGTGATACGGAAGCAAGAACCTGTACTATTAACGAATTGAACGAGATATTATGAGTTTATATAAGGATGCATCATTAGCAATGATACCCTCTGCTTACAAGGATGGTAAGTTGTATAGTATTAGACCTACTGATGGTAGTGGAGATTTTACTTTTAGTAGGGGTTCAAATCTTGCTGCTACGAGGGTAGATGTTAATGGCTTAATTGAGAAGGGTAGAGAGAATCTCTTGACTTACTCTAATGATTTGTCAAATGGTGTTTATAGCACGATAAACATTACAAGTTTATACAATGCTGCAAATAATCCATTGACAGGTGCTAATGATGCGGTCAAGTTGATTTCTCAAGTAAACAATAGTTTCCATTTATTTTATACACCTGTAGGTGTTAGTGTTAGCGGTGTGTATACTATGAGTCTTTATGTAAAGGCTGATGGATATTCTAAAGTTGCTTTGCGTGAATCAGCATCAGTTGGTAACTATGCCTCTTTTGATTTAAGCAATGGAACTATACTTGATAAAGGAGCAGGTGCTATTGCAAAAATTGAATCGTTGCCTAACGATTGGTATAGAATTTCATTTACTGAAAATAGAGCAGGTGCTAATGGATTTGGTGTATTACCTCTTGCTGATGGATATACCATAGGTCAGCCGTTGTCTTACAACTATGCAGGAGATGGTGTTAAAGGTATTTTAGTATATGCTCCGCAAATAGAGCAAGGCTTGGTAGCAACTGACTACATTGAAACAGGGACAAGCGCAGCGCAGTCAGGTATCTTGGAGGATATGCCTCGCCTTGACTATTCGGGTGGTGCTTCGTGTCCTTCTCTTTTACTTGAGCCTCAACGCTCAAACAGAATAATTAACGCAGAGTATTTTGAGGCTTCGGATTGGAACTACAACCAAGCAGTAATTAAAACTGCAAACGCTGCTATTAGTCCTGAAGGATACCAAAACGCTTATTTAATTACTGAAGAAGCAGTAAATGGTACTCATAGATTAGGTCAAGCATCTTGGAATCAAAATGTAGAAAATACAAGTGTTTCCGTTTTTGCGAAATCCAATGGTACTCGTTACATCGTTTTAGGAAATGCAAATATGGGGCCAAGTATGAATACTTGGTTTGACCTTGAGAATGGGGTTGTAGGAACGGAAAGTCCAAGCATTATTGATGCAACTATTGAACCATTTGGGAATGGATGGTATCGTTGTTCTATTTCCTATTTACCAAATAAAGGGAATACATATCCCACTATTTATTTAGCAAATTCTGATGGTGGCACTTTAACTTATGTAGGAGATGGTGTATCAGGGGTTTATTTATACGGCTATCAAATTGAGTACGGCTCTTACCCTACCTCATATATACCAACATATGGTTCAAGTGTAACGAGGTCTTTTGATGATTGTAAAGTAGAGGATTTGCAGTCTAATGGTATTGCGGGAAATACTTGGACTTATTTCTTTGAATGGGGAAGTTATGTAGCGGATAGAAACTTTGAGATGAAGGATAGTTTAAATAGTAATTTCCTGTTTATGGTCTCAAGAATGTTTAGATATAACAATAACACGGGAGGGGTTGACACACTAACCACTCTACCGAGTGGAGTAAATGATGGGATAAAGGTTGCAGTTAGGTACGATGGTAATTCACTAAAAGTTTTTAGAAGCGATGATATCACAAATGAAGTAACCGATATGAATGCTTCTCAATTTGATGATTTTGATTTATTGAGACTTGATAGAGGCAATCCTGATACCGAAGAATTTAAGCAACTTCTAATTTTCCCTACGGCATTAACTGATAGCGAATGTATCGCCTTAACAACTTTATAAGATGAGTATATACGACAAATCAAGTTTGGTACTTATACCAAGCGGAACTAAAACAGGAAAGGTCTACTCGCAGAAGCCTGTTAGTGGTGATGGTGATTTTACTTTCACTCGTTCAAGTGCTGCTACGAGAGTTAATGCAGATGGGTTTATAGAGAAGGAGACTCAAAACCTGTTGTTGCAATCTAACAACTTTAATACTACTTGGACATTATATAGTGTAACTGCGACAAGTGGTCAGGCAGGATATGATGGAAGTAGTGATGCGTGGGAAATATCAACTACAGGTGTAAACGGATTTGAAAACCTAAATCAAAACATTAGTTTTTCTGGTGTTCACACTATTTCTATGTATGCAAAAGCAGGTAGTAATAATTACCTTACTATGCGTTCTTTGGGTACTGATATTCGTGTTCAATTCAAATTAGATGATGGTACTCATAGCACCACTTTCGGAAGCCCTATTGACACCTTTATGGAGGATGCAGGAGGAGGATGGTATCGTTGTGGATTTACGGCTAATTTTAGTTCTGCTTCCGAATGGGTATTCTATCCTCAACAGATTGGTATTACGGATGCAGGAACCATCTACATCCAAGATGCCCAATTAGAGCAGGGACTTGTAGCAAGAGACTACATAGAAACAACTACTACTGCTATCTATGGAGGTATTACGGATAATGTACCAAGACTTGACTATACGGATAGTTCGTGTCCTGCTTTGTTGTTAGAGCCACAAAGAACGAATATCATTGAATCAAGTGAGTATTTTGATGGTTCTCTATGGAGTGTTACTAACATCACTATAACAAACAATGATGCAGAGAGTCCAGAAGGAATTGACAATGCATCTAAAATAGTTCTTGATAGTGGCTCAAGTTCAAGTTGTGAATTGAGAGCGCAAAACAATAAGTCAGTAACTCTTGGTGATGACTATACCTTTTCAGTATTTGCAAAGGCAGATGAGTTTGACAAGATTGAGTTAGACTTTTCCAATAGTAGAATGGGAGATGCTTTTGTGGTTGCAAACCTCACTAATGGTACTATAACATCAAGAGGTGATGACAACACCTCCGATAGCATTGAAGATTACGGAGATGGTTGGTATAGAATTATATTGACAGGAACTGCTATTGCAACAGGAACAACTGCCTTGATATTTAGATTAGGTGCAAATCCAACAGGAGATGGTACATCAGGGTTTCATATCTATGGAGCGCAGTTTGAAGCAGGAAGTTACGCAACAAGTTACATCCCTACCTATGGGAGTAGTGTGACTCGTGTGGCTGATGTTGATTGTGAAACTGCAAATCCTGATACTTCTTTATTTGGTCAAACTGAAGGAACTATATTTTGTGAATACACTCCTGTTAGTGATGATACTACTAATCAATCTCGTTTTATTAGATTAAGAAATAGCAGTAATTCTAATCAAATATATATGCAGCACAATGCGGCAAACAATATAAATGCAGTTGTATTTAATGGCTCTAATCAGTTTGTTGGACAAACCTCAACAGGATATGCATCAGTAGGTAATACATACAAATTTGCTCTTGCCTATAAAGATGGAGATTATGCTTTCTATGCTAATGGTGTGCAAATTGATACAGGAACCGCAACAGGACTTGGGACACTTGCAGTTGATAGATTAGATTTAGATAATGTCAATATCAGTAAGTCATCAAAAGTAAATCAAGCCCTTGTATTTAAGACACGACTATCAAACGAAGAATTAGCAGCACTAACAACAATCTAATATGAAAACATTTAGAAAATACTCTTTTGGCTCTAAAGGAGCAGCCACTACAAAGATTAACGCTTTCGGCGTAGATGAGGAAGGTAACCCTACACACTCTCACGCTATCGTACATCTTGGACACTTGGTAGAAACCGAAGGTACATACGATGAGGAAGGAAACGAACTCAC